AAAAGGTCATGAGAGGCTTGAGCAAATTTGAGACAGCAAAAGTAAACTTTTTGAGTTTACCAAAACCAGTTATGACTAACTTTGATACAGGTTATAATATGGAAGGATCAAAAGTTGAAGGTGGTAAAGCAAAATGGGAAATAGAAATTGAATTACTTGAACATCCTAACGGTGAAACTGGTGAAATGGTTTGGCAGAGTACTGCAGAAGTTGTCAGAGTAGATTTAATGGAATGGAATATACAAAATGATAAAGGAGCTTTAAAAGATTTATCAAAAGAATTTCATTATATCTTTCAGACTGCGAGTGGTACACATATATGTAATTACGATCCTAGAGAGGAAGCACCGTGAAACGAAGGTGTAGTCTTTGTTTAGGTTCATTACCTTATGCATTAGTAAAGAAGTACCCTCATGGTTTACAACTATGTATTAAGTGCGAAGATATTGTTTCTTGTCCTTGTCATGAAATGCATGACCAATTCTAAGCTCTTCTGTCAAAACTAAACTAAGAAGAGGTAAATGATTAGGGGAGTAGAGGGTAGGTTAAGATTAAAGAGACCCTCTAAGCCCCGCTAAGCGTTACGTAAGGACGCAATTATAACTTACCACTGCCAGTACTATACGAACTAACATCTGTTCTACACTTCTGGAGTCATTAAACCATTTTGGAAATTCAACGTGGTAGATCTTACTAGCCATCGCTAATTGTGAATTGTTTGTAATTAGCTACTGCTTCTTCAGGTCCGCTCATTTTCTCAGCAATAAATCTAAGTTGCCAATTAACTGGTTGGCTATACGAATCGAAAACCATAAGAATTAAGTCCTGTGTAATTAGGAACGTATCATTAACAACATAATAATTAACATTAGAACCAGTTGGGTTGTTTTCATGGTTTAAAATTGCGGTTCCAATTAATCCTGGATCATTAAAATCTGGATCTGTTGGAGCTACTCCAACCTTTCCAGCAGTAACCGTGCCTGACAATTCCACCGATTGGGTTGGTATGTTAGTAGCTGGAAACAATAGAAACTCTACTAATCTATATGCATAGCCGGGTTTATGTCCACTAAAATTTAATACTTTAGTTAGTCCTGTGTCTATTCTTCCTCTCATTACAAATTCTTTGTTCATCTTATTTTCCTCATTATACTCATGATTTTACGCTTAATACCGCTTTTAGGTAACTTATGACCCTTTGTAACTGCGCTAGCGGCTTTAGTTACTACGCTAAAAGCCTTTTTGGCGTTACTTACGGTACCTTTTTTGCCATATGAAGTACTTGCTTTTACTGCTTTCATTCCAGCAGAAACCATTTTATTAAATTTAGACTTCGTTCTAGCTTTTGATTTTTTTACTCCGACTGTTAAATCAGTTAGAGCTTGTTCGAATCTAATACGATCCATTCTACCGCGTTCTTCGGCTAGATCAAGTAATTGTTGTCCCGGCTGCGTTTGTAAAGCTCCTAGTCCTAAAGCTGTACCGGTTGCTACTGGACTATATGCCAGTGCTGCGGGTGCTGCTCTAGTTGCTAAAGGTCCAATAGCCCGAACTGCTACTTTTGCAGCAGAACGAGAAAAGCCCGGAGTAGCTATGTCAAGCCCAATAATTAGGGCCATCGCTTTTTCCAGATTACTGAAAGCCATTAGTTAGCGGTGAGACTGACCAATAATTCTTGTATTCTCTGTAGAGATAGTTTTTCAGTGTGGACTTCAAACATAAAGCCGATCTTAAGTTCAGCTGTCCAAGCGATTGTTGCATCGATTCCACAGTGAATTTGTGATGTAGGAATTATAAAACCCCCGACATATTCAGCGGGATTTAGTGCGCTTGTCTCTTCAAATAAGCCCATTGTACCGACACTACCTGCGTCATTAACAGTATTAGAAGCGTATAGATTAGACCTCATGAATAGTGAATTATCAGACATAGGAACTAAAGCAGTCTGTTTTTCACTACATGCTTGGGCTCCAAGTGACCTGTGACCTATTACTGAGTCAATATCTGCTTGTAAAACTGGTCCGCCACCGTTTGTACTAAATGAAATAAATGCTTTATCCACAACTAAGACCCTACCCCGTGCCGGATCTACATACGGATCAATGTCTATATCGGAGCTAACATAGTTAGTTCCGTCGGTATCAAATGAAGTTCTTAGAAAGAACGTGTCGTTTCTTGCCATAAGTATACAACCTAGAGTTGTCAACTTAAGGTTTATGGCTGAATTAAGTACTTCTGATTATATAATCTTTACATCCCTTTATCTACCTCTTCTATCCTTCTATCTTATGGTTAAGAAAACTATGGGACCTAAAAAGGTCATGAGAGGCTTGAGCAAATTTGAGACAGCAAAAGTAAACTTTTTGAGTTTACCAAAACCAGTTATGACTAACTTTGATACAGGTTATAATATGGAAGGATCAAAAGTTGAAGGTGGTAAAGCAAAATGGGAAATAG